ATGTCGCCTGACCGTTTCAGGGAATGCCTACGCGTTATACGGTGGACCCCGATCAACATCGCCTCTCTGCTGGAATGTGATCTGTCTTGGATAGAGGCGCTCGAAGCGGGCACTGAAGAGGTTCCCGTTGGACTTGCTGCTTGGCTTGAAGTGCTGGCGCAATCGCACGAGGCCTTGCCCCCTCCTCGCACCTACAGGGGTCGTCGCGCTGCACCGTCCTCCTGGGAGCGCCCCCGGCACACTCTTTCCTGACAGCCGCCGATAGTCTCATATTAAGTTTGTTCTTGCCTTGTTCTTTTTACGCGACCGATTTAGGTTCGCGGCATGAGCGAGATCGGAACCATAGGCGACGCATTCAATCAGGGTTGGCAGCTCTCTGCCGCCTGCCGTCATGGCCTTGTCGATACTGGCAGCAGCAGCCGGAAATGCGACTGGAAGTACAACCTCGACATGACGACCTTGGTCGCAACTCGCGGCCGCGACTTTCCGATCGATAGGGTCTCTGAGCGCTTGCGTTGTCCCCGATGCGGAAGCCGCAAGATCTCAGTGTTTTTCGTGACGCCATCGATGCCGACTAGAAGTACGGCTGGCCGTTAAGAACCAACAGTATCAGGCGCCCGCATCCTTGAAACCAATGCCACTGGATCACCAGGTTCATGAAGCTCTCAAAATCCTTGCCCGCTACAAGCATGTCAGTAAGGGAGACTTCATCCTTCGACGGGTCGGCGCGACGGCGATCGCTTCGCTTGTGGAAACCGGCCTTGCAACAGTCGGCCGGGGACGGAACGGGGGCATCGTGTACACACTCACCGCAGCAGGGAAGGCACGACTACCGTCAGACCGTAGCTCGACATAATCGAAAAAGAGCCCGCAAACCCTAAGGGACAGCGGGCTAGTTTGGGGAAGGCCGGAATGCCTTCAGGGAAAGAATAATTCTCGGAGCAACGAGAATCAACCAACTAACGATGGCAGCTCTCCATGCGGGTACAGTCGATCTCTCACTGCCAGAACTGCTAGTCGATCATCCTGGCGTCGACTGCTACGGTAGCAAGCCGAAGGAGAAGAGGATGCACAGAATGAAGTCCGAAGACATTCCCGCGTTTGTAGCGGAGGTGGCCGCAACCGGCTGCAACATCACGGGGATCGCAGGCGTGGGATATCTGATCGGCGATGCGGACCTTCCTGATGACCAGTTTGAGGAGGTGATGCCGAAGCTATCCGAAATCACGGATGCCTACGGTAAGTGCGACCATCTCCTTGAGGAAATCACTGAGTATCTCGTTTCGATCGGTCGAAGCTATCCGCCGCCGGAGATGCACTAACGCGTAAGGAAATGTGTCGAACGAGCATGAGGCATCCCAAACCGCGACACAACTACAATTTAACCAATCATATTAACGGAACGGATGTGTTCTCTAGGTAGAAACATGACACGTTGGGACAACCCGTTCCACGACACGAACTACGGGGGATTGCATGTCAGTTTTTGCACGTTTCATGAAGGACGAGTCGGGCGCTACTGCGATCGAATACGGTCTCATTGCCGCTCTTATCTCAGTTGCGCTGATCGCCGGGGCGACCACGCTCGGTGGCGCACTGAATAACCAGTTCACAAACCTTTCGAAGAAGCTCAGCTGTGGATCCGCTGCCACCACTTGCTAATCGATGGTTGGTTGCGACGTAGTCTGACTAAAGATGGCGAATGAACTCAAGTATTCGGGTCAGCCTTTCACCTCTAGTTAACGTCCAGATTGTACCTCGGGAAGTGGACACCATTTCCAGCGTCCAGCACTCAACTCGCCGAACAATGGGACCTCCGTTGTTCGGTTTTTTGCTTGCAGGGCCACTTGCCCTCTGGCCTTCGAGATCCGGTAGGGTTGTGAGGGCTTGGATATCCTTGGTGTAGCCGGTGGGACTTCATGCCGGTGTGTAATGTCGTCGCTAAATCAATGACATAGAATCCCCGCACGGCGCTATTGTAGCCCGTTGATTCGCTTGTGCTATTTGCGCAACCGCCCGCACCATCTGCGGTGTGTAGGAGCGGCCTTCAGGCTCGTCTGCCTCATCACCGAAAACTTGATTGCAAGGCGTGGAAATACACCTGATAGATAAAGCTCATTCAAGCGAGCTTCATATGAACCTCTACATAGACACAAATATCTTTCTCAATTTCTTCCATTATAGCGGCGAGGACATTGAGCAGTTGCGTAAAATATATGCACTGTCAGACGTTGGCGAGATTGCATTCGTCCTGCCTGACCAAGTTTGGCATGAATTCCTCCGAAATCGGCACGACAAAATCAGGAGCGGATTTGATGAGTTTCGCAAATTTCGCTTTCAGCAGAGCGTCCCCGCATACTGTAAAAATTACCCTGAATATGAGGCTTTTAGGGACCTGCTGAAGCAAACCAACGCCGCTCATGCAGCGCTTGTTAAAAAGGTCTCAGAGGACATCGCCGCTCGTTCGCTGGAAGCCGATGCACTGATAAAAAATCTTTTCGAAAAAGCAAATTTGGTTAGCGTAGATCAAGCAATATACGCCGCTGCTCTTGAGCGCTTTAGACGTGGAAATCCCCCTGGCAAAAAGAAAGAGACTATTGGAGACGAGATAAATTGGGAAACTCTCCTTTCTGTAGTCAAGGATGGCGAGGATCTTTACATCGTCAGTGGGGATGTTGACTATAGAGATGATGACACAGCTAACTTCAACACATACCTTGCTGCAGAATGGGCTGAAAGAAAGGGGAGCTCCGTCATTTTCTACACCAGCATGTCTGCCTTCCTGAAGGACAATTTTCCTCAGGTCCACCTCGCTAGTGATGTAGCCGTAAACTCTTTAATAGCTCGCCTATCAGCCAGCGGAAGCTACGCAACTACCCATGCTTTGATCGCAAAGCTTAGCAAAACAGACGCGTTTAGTGAGCTTCAGGCAGCTCAACTGGTCGAGGCTGCGGAACTAAACAACCAGGTAACTTGGATCATAAACGACGACGACGTCAGATCCTTTTATCAAAAGCTACTCGCGGACCACTCGCACAAGCTAGATCCTATCCAAGTTGAGAAACTTGCCGCATTACTCGATGAAGAAGTTGTCGAACCCAACATTTTTGACTAGGGCGATTTAGAGCGCTCAGATGCAGATCTCAAAAATCGATGCTGCCAGGCGGCAACTTTTGGCAGCCATCCATATTCAGTGGTTTCTCCTGGAGCCGATGGCAGCGAACCAACTTGCAGCCAACGCGGCTGAAATTTGCGACGCACTGTTGAGGAATGAGGGGAAGCTGCGGATCCGAGAGCAGATCGAGAAGGTACATGGCATGAGCCCGAAGGAAGCTGCAGCGTTGATCAACGTTGCGAGAAACTTCGCAAAACATGCAGATCGTGATCCTGATGCATTGTCGGACGACCTCTCTTCTGAAGACGTCGATGCCGTAATTCTCACAGCTTGTATCGACTATTCGATGGCATCAGGGCGAAGCCACTATGTGATTGGGCTGTTCATATCATGGTATGCCGCCATAAATCCCAAGAAGATGGGAGATATGTTTTATCAGCCTGCCCGCGAGTTATTTCCCAATCTTAGCGGGATAGGTCGAGCTGCTCAAGTTGCTGCAGCTAGACACGTATCCAAACAACTTCCCGCACGGGGTTTAATCGATCATGCGCGGAACGAGCTAACAGACAATTGGCGCTGGGTCTCCTTGCGCGACCTGGGCGACGGACTGCGCTTGCCCACTGAATGATTACCAACATTCGAGCCCCAATTGGACAACGAAAGACGCCGGATTTCACAACTTAAAACAATGGCATCTGCTAGCGTTCAGGGGTATTAAATCACGTTCGTTTTTGCTTGAGAATTTCAGGCGCTCCCGGCACCACGAAGTCGCAGTTAAGCATGCGTATGACATACTTCCAACTAGTGAAATCGACAGCGCAAAATAGAATTGAGGACAGGGGGCGCGATGTGCGCAATAAATAAACAGAGGGATGTTTACCGCAGGATTTTGCAATGTTTACACGCAGACTGCTCTACCAATTTGGATTTATTCTTATAATAGCGATATTAGCGTGGCGTTCGTGGGAAGTATTTTCAAACTACCAAAATAGCCAAGCCAATGAACGCAAAGACGCTGCCTTTTATCATGCTAACGCCGCGCAGCACAGCGTTGAGACCTGCGGGGCCGTTATGGAGAAAGGCGGCGTCTTCGACTGGTTTACTTGTCTCGCTGATAGTCTAAGCGCCGACGGCAGCGAGAAGCAGGCAGAATATGATCTGAAGGCCCAACAGGATATGTCTGCATGGGCGCTTGGCATGTTGATCGTTACAATTTGGATGGCTGCTGCAACCTTCTTGGGCGTGTTTTTCGTATGGAAAACCCTCATCGCCACACAAGAAATGGCGAGCGACACTAGATCAATCGGCGAAGTTCAAAACGCTGCAAACCAAAGTTCGCTCGATGTTGCCGCACAGAGCCTCGCTGTTTCTCGGAGGGTTGCCGAGGCAGAACTTACTCCAGGGATCGTGGTTGAAAGTATCAAAATTTCCATCGACTCACGTGAGATTTCCATGCAACGCGCCCCAACAACATTCGATGGAGGGCTGAAAGAACTCTTTTTTTTGGGCGAAGCGGCGCTTGAGGTTAGAAATTGGGGGAAGACGCCAATTTTCGATTTCACAATTTGTGGCAGGATTTTGTTGGTCGACAGAAATTGCGCACCCCTCGGCTTTCCGGAATTTGACGAGCTACCCGAGGCATTGCTCGTTAAAAGTAAATGGCCTCTCCGATACGGCCTCATACCTCCCGGTGAAACTGTAACTATCACCGAACGGCACATGGCATGCTACTACACTAGGCGCGATAATCTCAGTATCTCCCCTAGTTTTGGATTCAGCTATGCCGGAGATGTAACTTTCCGCGATATTTTGTCTAACGGATCAGTCGCAAACCGAAACTTTGTTATCGACGCACATCAATCCGACCGTGATGCCAACACGAAAATTTTCGTTCAAGAGACTAGGCGCGGCTAGATGCAGCGTAAGTCACAATATCTTTTATTCCCCACGCTTGATTGGCGCGTTGCTACGTTAGAGCGTGAGGGTGGAAGTAAGCACTGGCGGGCTGCCAACACCGTGGAAGACTGATATGTTCATGACGAAGAGGCGTTCCAGCCTTTTATCGTGGGAATCAATCGTGATGGACGATATACAGCCACCCAGACTGGGATCAGCTGACAGGTTTCTCGAATGCCAAGAGGCGATCGAGGCCCGCGTTCGAAATATACTCGAGGACGCCTATGTCGCGGGCTGGGAGCACGGCGAGGTTCTGGCTGCTATCATTCACGTTGCCGACGAGGTCGCTCTCATGCTTGGAGAGAAGGACGCACTCCAGGATCTGCTCATACGTTTGAGGGACAACCAACCAGGTGACGACTAAGGCTGACCGATCCGCTCCCGTTCAACGCGATCGAGGCGTTGCCTTAGATCCATGATGACATCTCTCGCGCCGTAGACACTGCCTTGCGCCTGTTTCAGCTCGTCGACTTGGCGCTGCTGATCTTGAAACCGCTGGTCATAGTTGGCCCAGACGCGAGCGTGCTCGTCTCTCGGCACCAGCCCCTCCCGAAGCTCCTTGATAGCAGCTTCGGTCCGCTGGCGGTCTTCTTGGCCACGAGCCGTTCGCCATTCCATCTCTTTCTGCGTGACCATACCTGCAACGATCGTCGACAAGCTGTCCTTTGTCTCGAGCGCTCGCATGCGCATGTCCTCGCGAATCGTGGTGATGTTGTCCTTGATGGGCTGCAGCGCCATGAAGCCGAGACCGCCCAGGACAGTTATCGTCACCGAGCAGAAGCCAATGATGATCGGCCACTGTGTCTTTGAGCCGCCGCGGATGTCATCGATTAAGCTCCGGATCTGAGAACCTATCTCGGAGAACCCTTGCTTCATCCGTGTATCCAAGTCGCCGATCTGCCGCGACTGGTTATCGACGCGCTCGCCGAGCTGCGCGTATTTCGCTTCCGGATCAAAGCTGCCGTTTGGCATGTCGTTTCTCCCTATCATTCGTTTCTAGCCCTTGGCAATTCCGCCTATGGCGGGTGTTGACTCATGTCAAAGATTGAGAACATAGTAAGAACGAAAACGCCGCACGACGTCGGCCTCACCATCCTCAATGAAGGCGAACACGTGCACCGTGCGCGAGCGAGAACCCGTGTCCGAACGACAGACGAAACCTGCTATGCCGCTTCCAACGCTCCGAGACTATCGCGCCGAGACCATTGAGATGGTCTGCACCCCCTGCGCTCGGCAGGGCGTTTTCAGCCACAAGAGCCTAGTCAAGAAGTTCGGAGCCAACGCGGAGTTCGTCCAGATCCGGCGCGTGCTGGCGATGGGATGCGAGCACGCCGGGACTGAGAAATGTCGCGCAAGGTTTCCCTGCCTTTTGCAAGCACACATCCTCTGGGAGCCACGCCGATGAGCGACGAGACCAGGACTGTCTTGAAAGGGCCGACGAACCTCTACGTCCATTGGTGCAGCACCCCGTTATGCCGGGATTGGGGCGGCTTCGGCTTCTCGAACAATCGCGGAGAGCCGCAATGGTGGTGCTGGGAGCATTACCCGCACAAACCGAACCAGGCGCGCACCGAAGCGGCCGAGATTGCAGAGATGCTGCGTTGAGTGCCGGCGACAACGACCAACAGAGTAAGTGAGAGTATCATGGCGAAATCGGACACAAGTGCAGGCTTCAATGCCTGGTGGGACTTGCTTCCAGACGAAACCAAGAAAGGGATCGATCGGCGCGTAGCGTGGATGGCATTCGTAGCAGGATCCAGACACCGGATGTATCCTCCGAAGAACACGTATCGTTTTCGGGCCGGTCGTTGGATCGTCACAGTGACGGCCGACACATACGAAGACGCGCGGGCAAAGGCTGCCGAGAAGCTGGACCAGCGTGCGGAAAAACTAGGGGCCACGCCTCCGGCAAGCGGCTGGCCCCTAACGAAGATCGCAGGTTCGGCATGAAAGAAGCAATAGCGTAGTATTGTAGCACACTAATGTTCATGCTTAATTTGCGACCAGCAAGAACCAAGGTCGCTCTCATTGTCAGTTCTGAAGTTTATATTGTTAGCCTGGAGAACTCCTGTACCAGGTGATGCTTTTTCATGGCATCAATGTGTAGTGCCTCCATTCAGAAGGCCTCGATTGATAAACGGCAAAAGAGCAACCACACACGGCCAACTCTGGCGCCGAAGGTCTAATGATGGGCGCTGGGAGTATCGACAGGACCCAGAGACCTCCGACTCGTACGAGCAGCGACAGTGGTAGCGACTCGGTCCGGTGCATTCAAAGGCAACGTTATTTGCCGCCGGCTATCGTATGCTGCCGTTAGATCTTGGTGGATCATGCTAATTGCGTTTGCGATAGCGTTGATCCTTCTGAGCGCAACGGCCTTGGCTGCGTTCGGGCTACTGCACAGGTTGAGGAGCCGCTTCCTCAAAGGGCTCATCCGCAATTAGAGGCTTTTTCTTCGCGTGAATCCCCCTCCGACTGCGTTGCTTTCCTCCGGGAAGCTGACCTCATTGCAGTTAGTCATGGGGCGCCTGGATGGCTATGTCGTGCTGTCGGCACTGATCCTTGGTCCAGACGGACGCTGCGCAAAGAGAGGCCACGGTGCGGCCAATGTTGCGGTTATCCTTCGTGGTCAGCCCGCGTGTGCCGATCAGGTCCGTGCCGACAACCCTTTTAAGGCCATCTGCACTTGCCGGAGCTGCTGTCGAACACCCCGCCAGCGTCGAAGCACTCATCAAAGCTGCTGCGAGCACGATCAGATGCGTTGCCTGCTTCATTGTTCTGCCTTTCGATAGAGTTGAGAGTGCCCGCCCCGCCGGCGGTGTAGAGCCAGGTCGCCGCGCTGATGATGGCGGTGACGATCGCGAAGGCGATGATAATGCGCAGAGTGGACGACATCAGCCGACCTCCGCCTTGATCTCGCGAACGGCCGAGATGATCTGGCTGCGAAGCAGGATGAACAGCAGCAGGACGACGACCAGGATGATGCCGCCGGCGAGCACTGCCTGCCAATTCATACCAGTCAGCCAGCCCAAGCCGATCGTGCTGAGACCGCCGCCGCCGGTGAGCCAGGTCAGCCAGTTGGATTTCTCCTTGACCTTCTCCTCAACCTTCTGTGGCACGACCTGCTTCTCGACCGAGACCGGGACCGCCACCAACTTCTCCTGAGTCACGATGACCTTGTCAGCGGCCGGGATCTCGCCGGCCAGCGCCGCCTTCAGTTCCTTCTCGACGTTGATGCGCTTGTCGCTGCCCCAGTCCGGCGTTCCCTTCGCGGTGATGCGGGTGTATTCAACCATCTTCCCCGTGTTCGACCACTTGCCAGTGAAGAAGAGATCGCGCTCGGCCTGGCGACGATCAACGATCGCCTTCGGCTTCGAGTAGTTCATGAACGCCTTTTTGGCTTCCGCAACCTTGCCGTCTTTGAAGAGCTTGACCCATGTGGCCGAACCGATCTTCCCGGTATTCCAGTGGAATGACAGCGCCGCGGCAAACTGCTCTTTCGACAGCTCGACGCCTGCGAAGGCCTTCCGGACCGCGTCGGCATAATTGTCCAACGCCCAGACATAGACGCGGAGGCAATGCTCGAGCGATTGCGGCTTGCCGATGTAGCGCTCGACGACATGACCGGTAGCCGAGGTGAGACCCACGGACCAGGTCCATACGCCTTCACTGTCCTTATAGGCTTGGCGGATGATCGCCTCATGGCTGGCGACTTCCATCGCCACGTCATAGTCGACGACAAGCGCCGCGCCGGTGGGCACGTTCGTGTTCATGATGTTCTCCGATGTTAAGTGGCGTCACATTCTAGAGCGAGGCGGTGACAGTGTACGGTTGTTCAAGGCGATGTCTTAGGCCAATGGACCTTGCAACTGAAGCTCCCGCTACCGGCGTTATCCTTACCGCGAAGATTATCTTTTCTTTTAAAAATAATCTGGCATGTTAAGCTCATGTATTAAATTAGGAGGAGTGATAATATGTGGGTGACTTTTACGACCCCAGCAGGGATCGATCTTTTGGTTGATATGACGAAAGTAGTGCATGTGAGCCATACGTCTTCTGGGTCCCGTCTGTTCTTCTCGACGATCACAAAGGACGCAAAGGGTGCTGAAGCCTTCAAAAGCCTGCCGGTTTCAGAAAGCATTCAAGAAATAGCGAAGGTCATGCGTTCGAAACGCGTTAGTAAGAGCTTCTTCGGAAATTCAGCGAAGAAGACCGTCTTCGGCGAGCTAGAGTCAAACTGATTATAGTGTAGCTGTAGCTTGGAGTTGCCTTACCTAAGCACCCCACCAGCAGCACAGGCTAGGCGCGGGCCTATTTTCCACCGGCCCGCGGTTCGCTCTACACAGTATTCGTTTCGGCTAAGAGCAACTATTGTGAATCCCGAAGCTCGGGCATTTCCGCTTTAACAATTGCGTAGATTTGCTCACCCGTTGGCTCGTTTGGGTCGATCTCTCGAAAACCAAGCGGGAGCTGAGTGATCGGAGCGTAGCTTTCAGAGCCTTCCGCACCACTGTCCACGGCGTCCGCGACTTCCTTCGAAGCCCAAACATCGACGGTAACAAGAGGTCGGGTCAGGCGGCCGGTTGCGTTTGCGCGAAAGTAAGCATTCGGGATGGTGAAGCCTTCGGGGGCTCTATAAGGACCTGTCAAAGCCATCGTTGTTTTCCTTCTGGTTACGGGTCGGTCCGCCGGACAGTGATGCGGTAGGTTCTGGCAGTGATGGTCACGGGTGCCGTTGGAGAGCTGTTGTGCGCCCAGATGCTGACAACGTCAGTCGCCGTCACCTTGCCCTTGATATCGGTGTTGGCGACTTTACCCCCTGCCGTCGTTTCCACGCTCACCTCATCCCCGATGACTGCACCAGGTACCGCCACCTGCGTCTCAGCGCTGTCGGCATCAGCCAACACCTGGCCGAGGGTAAAGGTCGAGGTGGCCAACAGGATTTTGGATAGCTTTGCTCCACCAGATCCGACGCGCAACTCGGTAAGCATCAGCGCTGTCGACGTGCCATCGTGGTTCAAAGCCGCCTCGACACCAAGCTGGTTGAGAGGAGGATTGAAGGTTGTCGGGCAGTTGGTGAAGGTTGGGGTCGTGACATAGTTACGTCCGCCCGACTGCGCGCGGACAGCGGTCAGGCATTCGCCAAATGCGGTGCTCGCGGCAACGTTGTAACCGTTCTGTGTCGCGCGCAAGCCGATCGACGAGGCGCCCCAGACCGATCCTGCCGATATCAGGTTCAGGCCGTAGTCGCTGGCCGAGCAGTTGATAGTGTTGCCAGTCGCCGTGCCCTGGCTGGCACTGTTTCGGGCAGCATTTGCGGCCGAAAATCCGACACCAGATCCTGATGCTATCGATCGGATAAGTTCTGCCTGCGCCGACTGGATCGAGTTGAAGGCAGCAGTGACACAGTTGGACGCAACGGCCGTGTCCGCATAGGTCATCGCATTTCTGAAGGACCAGATGCCGTTGCGGCCCCAGTTGGCGACGGAGACGCGTTCGGGGATGCCGACGAAGACAGCCGCATCGCCGACACGAATACCGCTTGTGGCGGTGATCGAGACGTCGCCGATCAGACCAATACCGCCAAAGGCTCCGATTGCGGCATTCGTCAGCAGCTCAAGAGCGTAGAAGTCTTGCCCGTCAGGCACGACGATGTTGGAGAAATGCACTTCGCAGGGATGCATCACGATCGACGCGCTGGTCAGCGTCATCGCTGGCAACACTGTGCGCTTATCGCAGACCTTTACGGTCACCTGGTTACCCGCGAGGGCCGTCACCTCGTGATAACCTCTCAGGGCAATATGATCGCCCGTCCCGACGGTTTTGGAGATGCGCACGAACCTTCCCACGGCAAGGCCAGTCGGATCTGCCACAGAGAACTTGACCGCGTGATTGCCAGCGCCGACCGACGTCACGCCTGCAAGCCCGGTAAGAGCGTAGCTGATGTCTGCCTCAGCCGATTGCAGTGCAATGCGATCGGCGTAGGGGTGATCGATCTTGACGCTGACGTTGGACGCGTAGACGCCGGACGCAAGTACGATCCGGACGAGTCCGCCTTTGGCGATCAGCCACCGGCTCATTTCCGTGAGCTTCGCGTTGACATCGGCCCATCCTGAAGCTGCGACGTCGACCGTTTCACCGGGGCCAACGAACAGGGTCCTATTGCGCCCGTAGGCACCGGCCGCCTGAACGTTACCGCCGAAGTTGGCGGACGACACCTGATCCATCGACAACGCCCACCAGGCACCGTCTTCAGACTGAAGCTTGAACTCATGAGCTGGTTCGATCGCAGCTCTAGCGTAGACCGTGGGTGCTGGTGCGGACATGAGGTCATACTGGATGACACGGATGGCATCGACGGTTTCCGAGATCGTCGCAGCCTCTACCGCGCCACGCGTGAGATAGTCGCGCAGCTGCGCGCCGCCGATCTGCGCTTCGATCTCATTAAGCCGGAGCGGTGCGTCTGCCGATTCGAGAGCCTGCATCCGGCTTTCGAACTGGCTGACGTCAGAGGGAACCGCAATCGCGTTCGTGACGTCGACAACATCGACGGCCTCGATGTCGGTAACGCCGTCGTTGCCATAGGTCTGGACGAAAGGGCGGAAGTAGACAGCGCCAGCCGGCGCGACAATGTCGATGCCTTGCCCGACCGCACGCGCAGCGATCGCCGAGATCTCGGTGCGACCATCAGCGACCAGGAAGTCGTTGAGATCGCCGACAACAGACATGCTTTCCTTCAGCGCGCCTTTGCCCCGGGCGAGCCAGCGGAGGGCAAGGCGCACTGTGTGGTTGGCAGGGTCAGCAGGGTTTTGCCGGCGGCGCACGACAAAGCGGACCCGGTAGATACGACCGGGCTCGCACCGATAAACGCGTGTCGGTCCGATGAATGCCGAGCCTGAAACCCGAAGAACCGCGCCGTCGCTGTCGATCGCCACCAGGTCCGGCGATACCGGCGACACGGCGCCCGGCTCACCTTCCACCTGGTGCGTCCAGAAGATCTCAGCCTCTCCCGGTCGGCTCAGGTCGCCAGCCGCAAACTTGCTTGCGAGCAGAGATGCGGCCGCCTCGCGCTCCAGCGCTTCCATCGCAAATGCATAGTCGACCGCGGACTGGTCGGCTTTTGCATCCACCTTGTTGGCTTGGTCGATCGCGGCATTGACCTTTGCGATCGCCTGCGTGTCGTTGAGCCCTACAGGATCAATAGGCATTCAGTTCTCCAATCAGTGTCGAGCCGGCGCAGGGCCGTAAGGCAGGCAAGGAAAGCGCTCAAGAAGCGCGGAAGCCGCGTAGCCGCAGAGGAATTATAAGCGAGGCGCCAAGAGCGATGACGATCGTCGGGATTGAGTAATAGACCTCGACGACGCCATCGGCAGGCACGTACCCTGTGCTTTCGAGCGAGATGCCACCTACCACCACAACAGGAGCAGTAGGCGGCCCATTGGTCGCACGGCCAGCCCGGTGGACGAAGACAATATCGTTGAACTTCACTTCGGGTATCTGGAAGGACGCCACTTGCGGTGCGGCCAGGACGCTCAGTTGAGGTCCCTTTGTGATCGATAGGTATTTCTCAAATACGATCGCAGCGGACTTGATCGTTTTGTCCGTCGCCTGCGCAATGGACTTCGCCTCGTCCGCATCTGTTTTTGCTGCCTTCGCCATAGCTTCAGCAGCGCGCTGTTCGTGTCTCCAGTCGATCTGAGGCATCATGTCACCGAGACTGTCACTGGACCGGCTGGCATATCCGACTTGACGCCGGAGCCATTGGTCGAGAGCGCCCAATAGCGCCAGGTGCCTATGCCGGGATTGTCGGCAAAGGCGCGAACTTCATTTGCGGTTACTCGCAGGTTGCCGGAAATGTCCGTCGCCTGATCGAAAGTCTGCAAGGCCGTGCCGCGGCGGAACGACAGATAAGCGGTGTTGTCGTTGAAGGCGCGCGCGCTGACAGTCACCGTCAGCCCACTGACGGGAGCCTGCAACTCAATCGGCATTGCAGGCTTATCTGCGTCCGCGATTGCCCGGGTGTTCTCCACCAGAGCTTGCTCGGATACGGTCCCGCCAACCTTTCGCCATTCGACCGCGACGTCATAGAGCGCCCCGTCTTCAAGACCCAGCGCCTCTGCGCCGAGGCCATTCTTGGCCAGGCTCATCGGGTTCCACTTGTTCTGATCAGCAACTGAAATCTGCGCATAGGCCGTGAGGTCATCCCTGTCAGGATAAGGGTCCCATGTTGCGGTGATGACGGGTACCTTGTTGTTGCCCGAAACTTTCCGCTGCCCCCCGATCACGACAAGGTTTGAAGGTGGATCGAGATCCGACTCTTCAGTGCTTGGCGGCACAGGTGGCGGGGTTCCCTCTTCCTGCGACGACAGAGAGTACATAGAGGGGCGGCAACTGCGCACTTCCATCATCACCGTCATGGTCTCGTCGTCCTCCTGGTAATCCTCGATCTCGAATGGCTGAAAGTCGATGCCGAGCTCTTTGATCTCAAGAAGTATCCGGCGCTCCCCGCGGGCCTGAATTCCCCACAGGTCGGTGATGATCTTTCCCTGCCAACGAGCAGACGCCCGCTCGTATTTTAGTTTCTGAACGCGCCGTCCGTGATGATGGTTCTGGATCTCGTAGGCCTCGATCGGGATGGTGCGCGTGCCCTGCGCACTGATATCCACCTCATCCCGCCAGGGATCGCATGACGAACTCGAATAACCTGCCAGCGGGTTGGTGTACTCAAGCGTCACTTCGTTTGCTTCCCGCAACGGACCGCTGGAATCAGACATCTCGAAGTTGTTGATGCAGCCGTCGTGAATGCGGACGGTCGGCTCGACCCAGACGCCAGGATGAATGCCGATCTTGCCGTTCGACTTGAGATAGATCCGGCTGTCTGTTGCCGTCTCAAGGCGTTCGATAATGTCGGAGGGCTCTGTGGTCAGATCGTACGAAAGCTGGCCGTGGTAGCGATGCACGGTCCCGGCACCGTTTGTCTGCAGGATCTCGTCCGCAACGTCGGCTGCTACTGCAAAGTCATCCGCATCGAAGTAGTCGGCACTGATCCCGGCGCCATCGGCATCACTCAGATAATCGAGGTAGATCAGATTGAGGTTCGAAGTCCACGCTCTGATGTTGGTGCGAGGATCAAGCGCTGCGCCGTCTCGCCTCAACCCCTTGTACTGCGGAATGCGGTTCGGATAGATCGAGTTGAAATCTTCCTGCTTCGCGCCCCTTGCGGTGATCGCGACCGAGATACAGCCGTCGCCTCTGTGGTTGACGCCCCAAATCTCGGGAAAGACCGTTGCAATACTCTGATAGTGGGTTTCGATCGGCAGGCCGGCGCGCGTCTCTATCCGGATCTTGCCCTTGATCGGCTTGCCCTGAATGTAGCCATTCGCATCGAGCTCGACTTGCCGATCATCGATGTAATGCTGAACGAACTCTGTCGACGGTCCTTCACCAAGGTAGATGACCATATACAGCCCGCCATTGCGAGACCGGTAGAACGCAAAGCCGCCGCTGGTCATCACCATGCCGCGATGCTTGCGACGGGGAAGCACGGACTGGCGTAGCGTCGACTTTACGTCTTGAGGCTTAAGGTTCGAAGGCTTTGGACCAAAGAGCGCATTGGCCGCAAAGCTGATACCGAGGCCAATGGCACCCGCAACCAGGTTGCCAGCAAACGTCAAGGCGCCACCTGCACCGATGAGGCCAGGCACGCCGAGCGATGCAATAAAGCCGACAACTGCGACAGGCATTAAATTCTCCAGGCCTTGATGTGTTGGCAGCGATAGCCGGCAATGCCATGCCGCGACTTGACCATCCAGCGGCCGGACGGACCCATGATTGCGCCGAACTCCAGGCCATGTACGGCAATGACACCGATATCTCCGGGCTGAGGGTCGCCGCATTCAATCGCGTTCACGCGAGCCGCACACGCGGTGATGGCTGCAAGCATGCCACCCTCACGCTCAACGACTGCACGGCATTCGTCCTCAGTCGAATAGCTCCCGCGCAAATTTGGGACAGGATCGACGCCGTGTTTGAAGCGCCACCAGTTGGCAACAGTCATCGCGCAATCGCTCTGCGACCAAACATGGTCGGAGCGAGCGGCCTCAGCCAGGAATGTTTCGAGCATCAAAAATCCGGGAACGTGATCCGGCGGGTGTCGATACCCGGCGTGTCATCAGCAAAGGCATCGCCGGCATGACGGTTTCGCTGATCTTGCGGTGTGAGGTAGGCGAACTTCGCACGCTTCTTTGCCGCGAACGGGCTCTCTGCAGAAATTGAAACCGTCCGAACGAAGCCGTCTTCCCTTGCCTCGCGTGTCGACGTGAATTTGCGCATAAGCCCGAACGACACAGCGTAAGGCGCATCGAGCAGGCCCCACTCCTCATCAAAGAACTGGTCATAGACGACAGCAGCGCGGTCGAAATATTCGGTAGCCTCACCTTTGGCCTTGGCCGCGAATGTTTCGTCTACCCCTGACAGCGTGAAAACCAACTCGGGAGCCTTGCCACCGATCGTCGAGGCAACGCCGGAAATCTTGCCCAGTCCGCCGACACCAAGCCAGACCTTGTTATCCTTGGTGACCAGCTTTCCGAAACCGTTCCACAACCCCATTGGCTCGCTGACAAAGTTCAGCTCCAGGAGCCGAGCTTTACGAACCACACGGCCGGCCAGATGCGCCTTGATTGCTTCAGGAAAGTCCATTCCAGCTCTCCTGCAGATTGAGAGATGGAGAGGAAAAGCGGCGCATACGGATATCCAGCTCACCCTCGTCATCTGACGACAGGTTCATAGCGACTTCAGGATTCGTGAAATCCACATCAGCTCCAGCATCAACGGCGTGCCGAAGCGGCGGCAGGAACCGCACGGTCGCCTTGGAACCAACCACCTCAGGTTCGCGAGTAATCATGTACATACGCGGAACCAGCACACCTGCGATAAGCGTCCGAATAGTAAAGTACATGCCCTTCTTCAGCGGGCCGGCCTGTCCGACCTCCAAAACGAGTGTGGTCGAGCGCATGCTGGCCGCCCCGTTCGCTGATACACGAATGGAATTACGGCTGGTCCAGGGACCATCGACAAGTGCGCCGTTTTCAGCGAAGGGCGATCGGATCACTACGGGTAGCCCGTCGACACGCGGGATCTGTTTGCAGTCGAAGGCGCCGATGACCAGGTCATTCAAACCGCCCTGCAGATCGGCAACAAGTGCCCGCCACTCTCGTATATGATCTGGCGTCCGAACGATGAAATTCGATAACGTCGCGACCCAAAACCCTGCATCAGTTCCAACAACCTGAGACTTGCCAGAGAATGTCATGGGGCCGCGCGCGTTCATGGGCTTCAGCCGGAACATGACCGACTGAGGAACGAGGGCGCTAGACCAGTAAGAGACCATTGCTACCGCCACCCATTCTGCTGAGCATAGGCGATCCTGGCTTCGCTCGCCCGAACACGCCGGTCAATATCTTCCACAGTTGCCGAGTTGCGGACGTCACCCTGAATGATGACATCGCCACCTCGAACGTTGAGGGCAGCTGCTGATCGGTTCTTAACACCAGCGATGTTTGGTATGGACGGCGCCCGCATAGGAGGGGTTCCTTTTGCAAGGTGCGGAACTCTGTCGGCATTAATGGCATCGAGTAGCGGGCCATGTTTCTTCACCATGGCAGACCGCGTCACGTGCTCTCCGTCCGAGAGCATTGCCGGGATCTTATCGCCTGTCGGACCGCCCCGTCCTTTGACCCTGCCGCCGCCAGCCAGTTTAATACCACCGAAGAAGGAACTGACGATGGAGCCAATCGGGCTTTCTTTGGAGAACAATCCATCGAGGGCGAAATCGAGGAGCTTGTCTCCGATACGGGTAAGGGCATTTCCTAGCGCTTCAGTCGCTTTCGTGCCGCTTCTGACATCAGAGATAAACCCCGACACGGCATCCTTCGCACCATCTCGAAAGTCATCGGCAGCTTGCCGAATATTATCCTGACGCTGAGATAACTGTTCGGCCGCTACGCTCGCATTCGCGTAACCAGTGGCCAACTGCTCGATATTGGCCTTCAGCGCTGGAGTTATTGCAAGGCCAGCTTTCTGCGCCGCCGCAAGCAGATCACTTTCTGTGCGAGCTTTTTGAAGTGCAAAACCATAGTCGTTGACTAAAGGATTTACCTGCGAAAGGGCGGTCGTTTCCGTTTGCAGCGCAATGGTCCGCTCTTTGATTTGCTCGATCTCACGCTGATACTCGTCCGCAGAGCCGGCACCACCGCCGGCGCCGCGGCGCTTACGCCCGCCGCCACCACCGCTTCCTTTTTTCGGTGTTGCCGGAACAGCGTATTTAGGGTCTGCAAGTGAGATCGTCGGAGCCTTCGGCGCAGCCGGAACGCGTGGGGCTTTACTTGGGGTTACAGCCCCTCCGTTGCCTAGAACACTCTTCTTGATCGCGTCAGTGGTTAGATCACCTGCTTTCTGGATCTCACCTTCGAATGCTTGATTAATGCGATCAGTGATTCCTGCGGTCGAACCAACGGTCAAGCCGCCGCCAAAGAAGCTTTTCTGTGCACCGTCACCTGGCAACATATTGACGATATCTCGTCCAATGCCTTCATAGCCTGAAAGTCGACTATAGGCTTGCGCTAGGCTGTTTGCTGCGCCGATGGCCGTATTAACGGCTCCGACCACCCCTTGGATCTGTCCAATGAGACCATCAAAGCTGATGCTGTTGACGAAAGCCGAAACCTGATCGATGGCGTTGCCAAACGTCTCCCCTGCCTTGGCGGAGGTGTTGAATTCGCGCGCGGCATTGATAAGGGCTGTCTGCAAATTCGTGAGGCGATTATCGATAGTGAGAACCGAGCCCGCCACTCGTTGCTCCAGAATGACCGACCCCGCTTGGAAACCGTCAAACAACGCTCGCGAAGATAACTCTCCGTCCAGCATGATTTTTCGCAACTTGGCGACAGATCCCCCCGCCTGTTCAATGCCTGCAGCTGCGGCTTGCAGGATAGTTGGAGCACCTTCGATCAGCGAAGCGAACTCTTCTGCACGAACCACGCCGCCGCCCAGAGCTTGGGCAAGCTGAGTGAGAGCGCCAGAAGCCTCCTGCGCTGAAGTGCCACCGGCTCGCAGCGCAAGTCCAATGTTCTCGGTGAAGGCAACAACCTGCTGCTGAGACACCCCTAGTTCACCTTGAACAAGGGAAAGGCGACTGTAGAGGCTCACCAGCGTTTCGATCGGGACTGCGTTCTTCGTCGCAGCCGCAAACAGAGCCTGATATGTTCTCTCAAGCTCAGCACCTGAAAGGCCTGCGACCTTCAACGCATTATCAACACGGGTTGCGGAATCGCTTAGGTTCTTAAAGCCTTGGACGCCACCGACCAGGGCGAAGGCTTTCACAAATCCGGCAGCCGCTGAAGCCGAACTTGCCTCGATAGTCTTGTTCATCTTTGCGAAGCGCGTTTCGATGGCGCGGGCTTGACGGTTCGTCACTCCGCTGGCGCGGTTCAAGGCATTCTCATACTTCTTGATGTCAGCAGATAGCTGCACTACCAAGCGTTCAAGATCTGTTGCAGCCATCCGTTGTTTACCTTATCGGTTAGCTATGGGCGAACGTTGGAAAGCCATTGCCGGATTTGCGGGTATCGGACTGGTGGCCTACGTGATGAGCGGCGCCACCAAAGACGCGACCGTGACATCTCCCTGCGATCAAAGCAGCGACGCAATCGCAGCATCCACGGATCTCGTGAGGGAATATTTGAAAGCGCCTTCGAGCGCCTCTTTTCCAAACAGTGCAATGGCTACAGCGCTGAAGCGCTGCGAGTTTGACATCATTGGTAAAGTAGACTCTCAGAACAGCTTTGGCGCCATGCTGCGATCGACATACACAATGCGCGTAGTCTACGATGAGAAGCAGCGAAAATGGGCAGCGTACGACGTAGTCATCCAGTAGGCGCTACTTCTTCTTTTGACTGCATCCACTGCCATACGTCGTCCACTTCTGCAGAGGAAAGCTTGCCGTCGTCAGCAGAGTTGGCTTTGACGTAACCTTCTACCCCAGCCTGATATTGCCACATCGACATGAGACGCACTTGCTGCGGGCTGAAGCCTATAGCGGCGCCTGTTCCGTAGATGGCGCCAAACCGGAGCTTTCCGTTGGGGAGGCTGTCGATCGCCTCCCTTTCTTCCGCTTTGGCGCTTTGGGCTCCCCCAGCTTCTCGTCCGGCGCCCCCAGTAAGGCAGAAGAGAGTACAGCAATGGCATGATGGATGCTCTCCATCGGAGGACGCTGCTCCACATAAAAGCGGATCTTCTGTATCGCCTTGTCCGGAGCCATGCCACCTCCGATCAGGCCAATGCGGATGACATTGCTGATGTCTTGAACGCGCCAAGTGCCGTTATGGAGGCGCTGCAGGACCACATAGGGTCCTGCGTCCGTCTTCTCCTGCAACTCTTCCAGCTCGCCCCAACCAAGTCGGAACTTGAAGTCGCCATCGGCCCAGGTGAGAGTGATTGATGCGTCCCGGCTCATCAGGCGAACGTGTCCGTACGGACGAGTTCGCCGTCCGACTGAAGCGAAACGTTGATGGTGACGCGCCCACCTTGCTCCGCGCCGATCTCGAGCGTTTCGACATGCATGTAGCCGGTCCACGTGACGATGCCACTCGAGAACTCGACCTCAACCTTGACCGGTATGGAGTCGACGCTCTCATACGCATCCAGCCATGTCGTCACAGCCGAAGCCGCAAGAACGCCTTCGCCATCGATCGATGCCGTTGTACTTTCCACGTCCCGGCCGGTCGCGCTCGGTTTATCAGGATCATCACAATCCGGGATGATGACCTCAGCGAGGGATTTCCCAAGCGAGAGGGACTTCGAGGTGAAGCCGCAGGGTGCAGCGTAAGCGATAGGGCTGGCAGCATTGCCAAGTAGAACGCGAAACTTGCCAAATCGGGCAGTTACGGGAGGTGCCATTGATATATGCTCCTATATGGCGGGGATCAGCGGCAAGCCGCGGGTGGACGTGATCAGCCGGCGGCGACTTCTTTTGCCGCCCTGTTGATGGCTCGCGTGACCCGTCCTCGCACTCGCTTCCGATTTGCTCGAAAGCTGACGTAAAAATACGGGCTAGCAGGAATGCCGGGGATTGTTGCGCCGGCGAACTTGCCTCCGGCAGTATGCTGTGATGTGCCGAACTCGACCCAGCGGGCATAGAAAGCCTCGCTGTTCCCGGCATAAATCGTGATGGTCAGATCGCCGCCGACAGACTGAATCGATCCGATAGCCATTGCGCCTTTTGGCGCTCGACCATAGGTCCAACCGATACTATCGCGAAGTGCGCCGCTTTCTGCCGGTACAAGCGACTTCGCCATATTGACGATCTCGTTAGCGCCCTGCTCCATCGCTTCTCGGATGCGGACCTTAGCAATCCGAGGGAGAGCATCGAGCTTCTTTTGAAGCTGACGAAGCCCGACTATGTTGGCGCTCATACCGGTGAGGCATCTCTGCCTTCGCCATCGACTTCGACGGCCTTACCCGCAGCGATCGCCGCGTCGGCGCACTCTCGCCGCACAGTCATTTCCGTGTCGGCCTTGTAGCCAATGGTGACCTGGCTCTTTGGCTTGTAGTCGAAATCTTTGGTGAACCTAACGCGAGCCATGATCTATTCCTCTATGGTAGCGGTGACCTGCACGACGCCATGCGCCGTGATGCGATCGGGATCATCCAGCACACGGGCCAAGGTGACACGCATCTGGACGAGAGCGCCGGACGTGAGTTCATCATCGTGGTCATGCAGAGCGGATTTCACAGCATCGACGAGCTGCTTGCAGGGCCATTTCAGGCCATCATCACGGCTCCAGCAATCCAGCTGGATCGCTTCCTCGCGACCATCAATGCAGTCTGCATCGTCTGGATTGTAATCTGAAGGGCCGAAACTGATGTATGGAAACACTGCATCGTCTGGCACGCCGTCGTAAATGCGGTCACCGACGATAGCCTGAACGGCGGCACTCTCCTTAAGCAGGCGAAGGATGACGTCCTGAAAGGCAACGGAAACGCTCATACTGCCACGCCGCCTTCTACGGTGAATTCGAGATAGAGCCGATCATCCGAAGGAACAGGTCCGGACCGGATGTTGTAGATCTCGCCATCGCCGTCGCGCATCCGCCAGCTGGTATCGATGACTTTGCTTTGCGAACTGCTGCGAACCGTCACAACTATGGGCTGGCGCCCTGCCAGGCGCGCTGCCTGAACCGTTTCGCCCCCACGAAGGTAGCGGAAATTCGCCCAGACCTCTGTAGCATCGGCCTTGTCGGCAAAGCCGTTCTTGATGCCGCCATGACCGTCTTTGACCTTCTTCGGCGCATCGAATGCAACACGCCGGTTCAGCTTGCCAGCTTCCATCGCTACACCCGCATCCAACGATAAGGGTTCACGAGCAGCTGCGCCGACTTTGGGAGTCCGTCGAGACCGGTTCGGTTCTCATACATTGCCGCGACGTACATCAACGCCGCGACCTTGAATGTGTTTTCCTTCCCCACTGGAACGAGGGAAAGGTTGCAGTATTGCAGCACGGACTCTTGAGCTGCATCCATGTAGGCCGCAATGGTTACGTCGTCGTCGCTGCCATCGACGCGAAGGTGCTCTTTAACCTCGTCAAGGGTGTAGAGCGGGCCGGTAGTCAGGACGACGACGTCTGCCATTGGTGCGACCTTACTTGATGGAGGGATCTTCGACGATCTCGACGCCCTGCTCGCGCAGAGCCTTCGCTACAGCCTGAGAGCCCGTAATCGTCGGATCGTTGAAGTCGATCTGGTTCTGCGCAACAGTCGTGCCGGCACGCGGATTAGCGTCCACGGCAGGGTGGGACAGATCGACGTCAGGGACGATCTGCACCGGTGCGCCCGACGGATCGACGGTCGTTGCGGGCGCGATGTCTGCAGGTCGATTTACGTCATCGACTGCTGACGTCGTGTCGGCTACGGACGGTAGGTCGCCGCTATTGGTGACCGAAACGGTTTCAGTCTCGTGGTTTGCCACAGCAGCTTTACCAGTAGGCGCAGACGCTGCAGTTTCCTTCTTCGTGGCCATGATGACCTCCTTAGAGTTTTGGGCATAACGGGTGGAAATCAATGGGCGGCAGATCCGCCCATTGCGAGCGTCAGGTGTTGGCGCCGATCTTGAGAGCGCGCATCGGCTCAGGATTGTAGACGCCGCCGCCAACCCGCTTCGTCGTGTAGAAGTGAACGAATGGCTTGTTGGTGAAGGGATCGCGCAGGACGCGAATGCCGACTCGGTCGACGACGAGATAGGTTGCTTCCATGTTGCCATAGAGGGCTGCGATGGCATCAGCGGCGATGGCAGGCATATCCGGGATTTCGACGATCGATTCCCCAGCCAACGTTGCCGGCTGGCCTACCGCGTAGGACGGCTGCCACAGGTAGTTGCCCTGGCCGTCCTTCAGCTTGCGCATGGCGCCCTGCGACTGACGGTTCGTGAAGAGCTTGGCACCGGCACGGAACTCCGAGGGGATCGAGTAGAAGAGATCCAGGAAGCCATCTGGCGTCAGCTTCGTGGCGTCCCCAGACTTGACGACCCCAATCGCCCCCCACGGGTGACGTGCAGCGTTCGCGGCGCCCTCGACGTAGGTCAGGACACCGTGAGGCTTATTGACGCCATTGCCGGAGAGAAACGCGATCCCTTCCTGACGCGAGAACTCAGTGTCGACTTCGTCGCCAAGCCAGGCTTCGAGGTCGATCGCCGCATCGTCGAGCAGCTGCTGAGAGATGCCGGGATTTGCGTAGATCTCGCCAAGTGGGAAGTCCAGCTGGCCGATCTGGGGAGTCGACGTGGCAGGGCGAGACGCCGTTTCACCGACCCAACCCGAGCCGACTGCACGGTCTGTAAAGTTCTTCTTGAACCCGGCCGCGGTGATGGTGATCACCCGGGCGTTCGCGCGGATCGGCGACACCTGCTTGAGCTTGCCGGTAATCGTTCGATCCCACTCGACTGGAGCGAGATAGCCGCCATCTTCCGCCGTGCCCTTCTGCATGGCAGCGGAGATATCGCCCTTGCGCATGTGCGCCTTGAACGCGTTCGTGTATTCCGGATCGCCCGGAATATCACCGATCACGCCGCCGCTGGCTGCCGCAACCTTCAGGTTGAGTTCGTCGACGGCCTTCTGCATGTTGGCCTGCATCGTGCCGATATCGGCATTGATGCGCTCGACCTTCTCGTCGAGAACGACATCTGCCTTCCCCTTCTTCAGGTCGTCGAGCTGCTTCGTGTGTTCAGCTTTGAACGTCTCGAAGCCGCGGTTAACGGCTTCGATTGCAGCCTTGAGGTCACCGGGTGCTTCAGCACGCACAGCAACAAGCCCGCGAGCACGCGGGCGATGAATGATCGACATTACTGTCTCCTAATCGTTGATTGATATGGTGGATGCGAGAGCTTGAAGGCTCGCGAGAACGCCAGCGTCCTGCATGGCGGGTGCGACAGCGTCCTGCGTGCCGCGAATGTCGTTGAAGAGAGATCTGCGCTCGGCTTTGGTCAGTTTCCCGCCCTCAGCTAGTTTCTTATCCCAGCCCCGAAGGGATTCCGGGAGATCAACAGACGTTTCGGCGTAGACCGGCGCCTGAGCGTGAATATCGAGAAGCGCATCGGCCAGGCCTATATCGACGGCTGCCTGGCCGCGAAGGTACGTTCCGTCGCCAGAGTTCTTTGCCATCATGCGCAGCATCTCAGCCGGTTCACGGCCGGCACGCTTCGCGTATGTCTCAGCCATGGCCTGGTCGAGGTGTTTCAGCGTCTCGATTGTCGACGAATGATCGTCGGAGTTTCCAACCGTGATACCCCATGCCTTGTGGATCATTATCTCGCCGTTTGACGGGATAAGAACACGATCAGCAGCCATAGCGACCAATGACGCTGCGGACGCCGCTATGCCCATGATATGGACGGTGACCTTGCCGCGATGCCTCGCCAGCATGTTGAAGATCGCGACGCCCTGAAAGTAGTCGCCACCTGGCGAGTTAATTTCAACCGTGACGTCGGTATCTGCTCCGATTGTCCGCAGCGCTGCCGCCATTCGCGCGTCCGAGAATCCCTCGTCGCCGATGAAATCAAACATGCTGATCGTTGGCCGATCGCCACTCTCTACCCCGGAGCGAGCGCGAAAGGCAGCGGCCAACGGCTGATCCGGTTCGTACTTGAAACCCTGCGGCCGAGAGAACTTCTCTTCGATGGCGGGCATCTTGGCAAAGAAGCGACTACGCTGCGTTCTCATTACCTTCTCCCTCAAGCGGTGGCCCGCCATTGTGGTTCATCATGGGATTGATTGGCTTCTCGCGAGCCGGAAGATCCATGGTGTCGCGAGCCTCGTCGTAGTGGATCCAAGGCTGATGACCACCGGCGCCGAGTGCTTTCGACAGATATTCGCCTTGCTCTTTCAGCGAGCCTCGAAGAAGGGCACCCGGATTGAACTTGGCCTCGTAGATATCGGCCTCGTCTTCGTCGAGGAGGCAACGCTCGATCGCTTGCTGCCAGGCTTCGAACCAAGGATTAAGAGCATAGGCGACAAAGAACTGTCCCAGCGCCTCGATACCGGAGCCCCAACTCGTTTCATCTACCATCAGCAGTGGCCGAGGCACGCCTGATACGCGGGCAATCTCTTCGATCTGGAGCTTGCGCAGCTCCGTCATCTGCGAGTCTTTTGCGTTCGAACCGTACGCCTTCCACTCCATCCCCTCTTCGAGGATCAGGTTCTTGCCGGCGTTATCCGCGCCTTCCTTCTCTGCAAGGCTTGCCTTGAGACGTTCGAAGGCGGGATCGGACAGTGTCCCTTTGTGCGAAAGCGCGCCGCCAACCAAAGTGCCGTGCTTGAACATGCGGCCAGCAGCCAATTCAGCGCTAAGCGCAAGCCCGATGGCCTCCCTTGCCTGTTCAACGAGCGAGAAGCCGTTGAGGCCATCTAGCGATGCGCCTCGAAGGTGAAAAATTTCCTCCGCCTGATAGCGCACCCGAGGTCCGGATACCGGCTGGTACACATAGTCCATGCGCCAACTGGGGCTCAGCGTGACGGTCATTCGCTTCGACTCAAGCGGGATCAAGCCGATGATCGTTGGTTTACCGGTCCGCAGGTCAGTCGAGCGCAGGATGCGCGCGTAACTGTTCCGGTGAACCAAAGCTCGCATCTGCATCGACGCCCGGAAATCGAAAGCGCTCTGATACCCGTTCGGCTTGCGGTGCAAGATCCGGTAGAGGGGATGGCCCTTGGCTTTTTCCTTCGTTTTCTGTTCGATCAGATGGAGAGGCAGCATCCCGATCGAGTTTGAGATGAGACTGACGGCACGAAACATTGACGGGTTTCGCAGAGCTGTTTCCGGGTTCACTGTGAAGCCGCTCGCCGTCATCATGCCGGTGCGCAGGTACTCGACCACCAATGGATCGTCCAACGAGACGAAACCAGCGCCGCCGCTCGCCTCTGCGCGCGGCTGAGACGCTGTCACTGCCGCGGCCTTACCGCGAAACAAATCCATGATGCCCATCGGCTCAGATCATCCTTATTCCGCGCGTCTCATAGACAGAGCGGCCGGAGGCTTCCGGGTTGAGAAACATCAGCATGGCGGCATTGAAGAGCGCCATGAGCGGGTCGATCTTCGAGGCGCCTGCGGCCTGTTTGGTGACGAGATAGTTAGAGCCCCGAAGCTCCGTCTTCGCGTTACCCGCAGCCCAGGCCATGAGCGGCTGTCCGCAGTGAACCATCGTCCGATCTTTGAGCTTGCGCGGCAGTGTCGTGATTGCCGACTGAAGCATCCAACCTTGGCCAACGGCAAGAGTGAGGTCCCCCTCAAGACCACGTTCTGCCAGCACATCAAGCAGGGTTGCGATCCCGTAGGAGTCCAGGCCGATCCCGGCACGCTCTGGCAGAAGTCCGGAAGCGTGAATGCGTTCGCAGATGTCTGCGATTTCCTTCACATCGTCGTCGACTTCCTTGCAGACGACTAGGTCGCCTTCATCTTCGAACTGGCGAAGGCGAGGCGCGATTTCCTGACGGCGCTGGAACACGTCTTCATGCGCCCATGCTCGACCCCAGTGCAGCCAGTTGCGGCTTTCCTTGTGCCGGCCAATGACAGCAATCGCCATCAAGTCATCGAGACCGCCACCGTCAACACCGACCACTGCGACATCGCAGTCGGCAAGAAGGCGGTCGAGCGTCATGCCTGGGACAGCGGCGGCGAGCCAGTAGTCAGCGCCGGCCCATCGATCGGCGTGCAGCCCGAGGCCGATCTCGACGTTGAAGTGCTGCGACGCGATCAGTGCCAGCTTCTCCGGCCCCTCGCGCATAGCGGTCGCGATCTCGCCAGCAAGGTAATCTTCGTCGACAGAGCGATTGAGGTTTGGATTGACCAAGCCCCACCGCTCGCGGCGCATCCATCCGCCATCGACGGCGTCCTCTGGCGGCAGCTCGTAGAGAACGGCCAACATCGGGAATGCGAAAAGGCCGTCCCGAACGTCGCGCGCTTTTTTCAGTTCAGCCTTGAAGACGCCCGTCGGCGGCGTTTTCGACTGTGTTGTGATCTGCGCCAGGAACCCGTCCGGACGCGCTGCAAGAGAGCCCCTGATCTCGACGAAGATGTCGGCCGCTTTCGCCATGGTGGCAAAGACATGCGTCTCGTCGATCAGGATGTAGGTCGCCTTAGAACCGGTGATCACGTCAGCTGCAGCGGCCTTTACGATGATCACCGCCAGCGTGTTGAGGTGGGTGATCATCTTCAGGTGGTCTTGGATGTGGAAGAGCTTGGAAAGCTCTGCATCCAGGCGAACGATGCCGGCAGCCTGCTTGAATGAGATGCCGGCAATCGTCTTCGTCGGAGCGATCAGCAACAGCTCGGCTTCAGGTCTCTCATTCAGGATGGCGGCCGTCACCATGATGGCGGCGGCGATCGACGACTTCCCGTTCTTCTTGGGCACGAGCAAGAAGAACTCGCGCAGCATGCGCCGCTTCAGGTCCGGATCATAACTCCCGAAGATGACCCGGACGATATCGAATACCCAGTCGTCGCAGGCTTCGCCATAGGTCGGATTGCCAATGACATCCGGAACGCGCAGGCGCTTGAAGATCCGGAGCGCCTTTTCCGCGACCTTGTCGAAGAGCGGAAGATCCGGGATTAACGAATGCTGAAGCCGGATGCGTTCTTTCCAGTCCAGGACAGCAGTCGACCAGGCGGCGGCCGGCATCCATGCCGTGTCCATCAGTTCGGTTTCCCTGCCATGCCCGGAAGCAGGTCACTGCCCCACTGGCTGTCTTCGCCGGCAGTCTTTGCAGCCGCCTTGGCGACTTCCTTTTTGCCCTGCGGCGCGGTGTCATCCTTCGCCACGGCTCGCTTCTGCTGGGCATCGCGCAACCGGCTGTCCATGCCCATGCGATCGTTGCTGTCGAGCATCTTGCCGAGTTCCTTTAGCGCGGTGACGTTACCGGCGTTCGACTGCTCCATCGCGATCTCGAACCGCCGAGCGTCGAGCCTGTCCCGCATGGCATCACGCTGCTTCAGCTCGGCTCTAAAATACCTCTTCAGCGTGGCTGGAGAGATGCCAATCCCGTTTGCCATCCGATCGATAGACCAGCCAAGCGCCAGCAAGAGCTTGATTTTGTTTCGGTCTTTCTCGGTCGCCTCATAAGGCGGGCGACCTCGCTTCCCCTTCCAGTCCGGAACAGGGTGGCCGAAGAGGTCAAATATCTCGCTCATCCGAAAAAAATCTCTACGTGAGGGGGACGCGGGTGCAGGAGGCGGAGGGGTTCCAGACTTTCGCCCCCCCCCCCTCCCGGTCGATGGTATCGACCGATGCAGCGATCGTTCTCGACAGGTCGGGCCATCTCTGATCGTATGGCCCTGCAACCAAGGGAGGAACGTATGAACAACCAAGAGATGGCGAACAAGATCTTTGAGCTTGAGGCGCAGATCAACGGATTGATGATCTACATCGCATCCAAAGAAGCAGGGGTCGAACTCGATCCCGAGAGCCCAGAAGCAAAGAGCTTCTTCAAGACGAATGTGATGCGTGACTACGATACCAGGCAGAGATCTCTACCGCCTAGCACGGAAGCACCATCGGCTATGGCCGCTGATGGTTACTGGGATACCTTGGCAACGGCACGCATACCTGGGCTTGTAAGGAAGCTTCAGGAGAAGTTCGGTAAATAGCTAGAACCGAGGCCATTGAACGGTGGGTAGATCCTCGCCGTTCAATAGCTCTTCAGCCAGTTCGTTGGCCAGCTTCTCGCCATACACTGCGACGATGACAGCGAATATCTTGTTAGCTGGAATGGTCATGAGCTTCTGAAGCTGCTCGGGCTTGGGTGCACGTATCATTGTCTCACCATCCGGGCTGCGCCCGCTCCTGCTTTTGCTTCTCGCTGTCGTGGTAGGCTTTGGTCACGGTCTGCAGGTTGTCGATGTCCCAGAACAACTGCTCGTCCCAGCGATGCGGCTTGACGTGGTCGACCACCGGACTGTTTGGCGCGGGATGCTTGCCGAGGCAGACCGCCCCGGTCTGCTGGCAGGTGTAGTCGTCCCGCTTCAAGACATCCCGGCGCAGCTGCTTCCAACGTTCGCTGTGATACCATTTGCGGTTCGGGGTGTTGATCTCACGCTCTCTCAGTCGAGCCTTCTCATCACCAGGCGCACGCCCTAGTCGGGGCGGCATCGAGGTCAGTCGAGGTGGAAGGGACTTGAGACGAGGCATACTCTAAGACGACAAAAGGCGACCTTCCGGCCGCCTCGTCGTCTAGTCATAGCAGTAGCACTTGCCCTGAATCGGCGCCTCAATCTTGGGGCTTGTAGGGCTGGGGCAAGAGACACTGTTCCCTGCAGATCTAACTCTGCTTTGGCGGGATCAACGTCCCGGCATCTGAGGGTGTGCACTTCCTGCTCGTCCAGTGGATGAATGACTCTCACAGCTTCTTTAGGAACGCAAGAGGGATTCGCGAGATTGGAAACACCCTTCCTGACACCTCGATCACGACAGACGCCCAAGCTTCTCTGCACCACGCTACCTTTGTCACCAAGCAGCCGAATCCAGTAAAAGGGCCGATTGTAACCTCGGCTTTGTCTCCATCTTCAAAGGACTTATTCGTAGGCATTCTTGAGACGTCGATCGCATGGAATAGAGCTTTGAATACAGCTACTTCTGCATCTGTTATGACGTAGTAGTTGCCATTAACCCCGCCGACCATATCGATTACAAATGGTTGCCTCCGCAGCCCGTGAAAGGCGGCTGATGAAGGGACGCATCGGACGAGCAGATAGCCTCCGAGGTATGGCTTTTCGACTTCAATCTTACGCCCATGACGAACCTGCAATGCCTTTTCGCGTGGTACGTAAGCCTCAACATCCGCCGCCTGCAGCTCTTTTTCCACAGCGAACTCATGCCCCTTCATCACGTGTAGGCAGTACCAGCGGGCCGAATCAGGATTTTGCTCAGTGATTTGCATGGAAGCTTCCTTCAGGTTTCTAGCTGCGATTCGGCGCATTCTGTCTTCGAAGCGCTCTCTGCCTTGGTTTGCGATTGGCGATCCGATCACCGTTTTATGCTGCATCATCGTCCCGCCTCTCGATCAGCTTCTTCTGGAACTCGCGAAGGGCAGCAGCCACCGCCTCATCAGGATCTTCGATGCCATCCGGCAATGCAGGGAACTGCACGAACGGCAGCCCGTTCGGCTCTGGCAACCACGGCCAGCAACGATCAGCATGAAGCCGCTTCCAAGCGTCCCAGATATTGCCGCCGACCTCGACCTTGTCGAAGCTCGACGAGATCGAGACGATGCGCGGATGAACGAAGACAGGCCGACGCTCACGAGCGCCTTCGTTCAGCTTCACCGCCTCTGGCCAGCCGAACTTTTCCCGCTTGTCGCGCCAGATCACCGCTTCCTTTTCAGGCTTCGTGTCGATGATCTGCGCTTCCAGCGGTGTCAGCGTCAGATGCACAGGCGGCTTGGATAGCTCCGCAAGCCGCAGCGCACTCCAGGCGCGCGAATATGGATTGTGCCTCTCAGGTGTCGCCGCAGCTGCAGGCCTGTCGTCTAGACGCTCCCAAGCCCGTTCCGAGAGATAGGTCGCCGCAGCCTTCGAGAACTTGCGACCGCTGGCTTTTGCCGCAGCGAGATAATCCGGGGTCCGTTCCTCACAGGCTTTACGCTGCTCCGGCGCCATATCCTGCCAAGCACGCCGTGTCGGCATCTCTGCGTCGATGGCGTATGTCGGCCACGATGACCACCATTTCCGAAAACGCCGTTCCAGCGCTTTGGGATTTTCTTCCCCTTCATCGTCTTCGCTCGCGCGCTCTCTCTCTTCTCGTTTTGCAGGAGGCGTTAAGGTAGAGGCGTTAATAGGTGCCGGTCCAGAACCGGCAGGGGGTGCCGACTCTGGACCGGCAGGGGGTGCCGGTATACCGGCAGGGGGTGCACCAGCTGCAGCCGCCGGATTAGGATCAAATTCCTCTTTGTCGTCGGCGTCCCATGCGTCAAATGCAGAGCTATCGACGGCTGAATCGTAGATGACGCGATACCAATGAGCGCTGTCGCGACCGCTCGCGCTTTCCACCTTGCGGCGCTCCAGCGCACCAATTTCCACGAGACGATCAATCGCCGCCTGCACAGTCGAGCGCGAGCACGACAGTGCCTCCGCAAGCTTCACCTGGCTTCGCCGGCACCAGCCGTGGCGGGTGTTGGCGTTCCGGCCCAGCATGCAGATCACCTGCAGATCCTTGCCCTTCAAGCGCGGGTCCGTAACGATCCATCCCGGTATGATCGAGAGACGGGGCTCAGATGTCATTCCACCATTTCCCCCTGCTTCACGGCGCCCCACATCAGTTTGCGGGCATGATCCGTGATCTGGCGCGTCTCGATCGGGATCGACCCGTCCTCCAGCCGCACCGAATTGACGTGAGCGACGAGCGCCGCGAGATAGGCGAGCCCGCCTGAGAAGCCGGCAGTTCCCAGCACAGCCGCAATGTCGGCGTGGTCGCGCTGGATGACGCCGAGCGGAATGGTCGAAAGCCATACAGCCCGCGCCCGGTCGTTTTGCAGTCCCGCCAGAATATCGAGGATGGGATTCACGGGACCGCCCTCGGTGTTTCACGTTGCGCATATGCTGTAACAGCCTGATTCCGCTGGCTTCGATCACGGAAGACGAGATAGTCGGAAGGATCGACACCCATCGCCGTGCATAACGCGAGGTGGCTTGCTGCCGACAAAACCTGACAGCTGCACGCGCGCGAGATCATCGCCGGGTTCAGTCCTTCATGCGCAGATGAGGCGTTGCGCGTCGAGAGGCCTGTCGACTTCAGCCAGTCGCGTGTGTCCATCGCCAAACGATCGCGATCGATTTCGGGGATCATCGAATTATCTCCTGTTCTGTCATGCCGACGAGGCGGATGCCGAACCGACCGGGGTCCGCGTTCAGCGCCTTCCAAAGCCGCTCGCGCGGCGCCGGCGAAATGCGGCGACCGGACAGAACCAGATCCAGCTGCTCCGGCGTGATGTCCGCACGGCGAATGAGGTGAGCGCGCTCAGCGGCGCAGGCCTTGTCGAAGCTCAGCGCCTTGCGGCGAGCGCTCTTGCGTTCGTCCGGAAATGCCACGCGATACCCGGCCATCTGGATGCGTGCGTTCACGAAGCCGCGCAGCATGGCGGGTGAGAAGTCAGGGTTCACGCCGCCACCTCGTCGAGTGTCGCGCCGAGCAGCACCGCAGCCGTGGCATTGAGCGCAGCCATGCCACTTGGAGAGATCTGCCACCCGTCATCACCGTGGCCGGCCCAGATCAGACCCTTCGCAGCGAGATCCGCAATCAGCGCGTCGGAAAGCGATGGCCGAACACCAATGCCGCGCCGCAGCCGTGCCGCGTCAAAGCCCGGGTTCTCTGCCACCCACACCAGCGCACGTGCCGTCTCTTCATCGCAGCGTTCTTCCAGCGTCTTGCGTGGCGTGGTGCGGGTGAACTCGTCATCCGGAACATCGAACAGCAGCGGGGAAACAAACCCACCGGCACCAGGCGTCAGTGGGTCAGCCGTCTCGTAGGCTTTCCAGTCGACGCGGATAAGCTGCGGATGACCGACGCCATAGCTGCCGTCGTCGTTCCGCTCCCATATGAACCAGGCCGTATTCATCTGAGAGCTGGCCTTGTCGCCTTCCCAGCCGTCGCGATGCATCATCGGCAATCGCCGGGTGAAGACGTAAACCCGCGATGGCGGGCATTCGTCCATCACGAAGCACCTGTCAGGATCATCGAAACCACAAAGGAAGTTGAGGTTCAGCAGCATCGCCATCTTGGGCGGCTTGTGAGCGCGCAAAGCATGCGCGACATACGCATTCGCCACGCCATAGGGCGGGTTGGTGACGATGTCGCAGCCGCCATCTTGACCAACGGAAATAAGGAAGTCGCCGACGCCCTGGCACTCGCCATGCTGCGTCGTGACGCCGCGATCGACGAGGTCGGATATGGTCACCTCGTAGCCCGCAGACTCCAGCGGACGCAGGATCGCACCTTTGCCTACGCTAGGTTCCACCACGTTCAGGGTGAAGCTTTCCAGCGCCAGCAGCGTCCGCATTGCTTCGCTCGGCGTCTCGTAGAGATCGTGGCCGCGTTCTTCCTTGGTTGCCGTCTTGGTGCCCGTCGCGTGCCGCGCCGCCTTCTTCAGTGCCGCGCGGCTCGGCTCCAGCCCTTCGGACATCCGCACCTCGATGACGCGATCCACGAAGTCAGGCTCGTCGCGCACGTGGTCACGTAGCTTGCGCGCCTCATGGAGATGCTTTGCATCCAAGCCCACGTCTTGGAGAGTGAAAATATTCTCGTCGGGAATATTTAATGGCCGACCCGGACGGGCGATTTGCCCCTTCGCTTGCGCATCGTCGACGGCGTCCGCCATGGCCACATAGCAGAGGCTTTCGATCTTCAGCGCTTCCGCTTGCATCCGCCGCGCCTTGTCGACCAGGTCCCGCGAGGTCTTCACACGTTCGGCAGAACCGGCGACAGCCTTCGCTTGATCATAGGCCACGGACGAAAGCTTGAGCGCGCGCTCGACATCGCCGGCATCCAGCAACGCGCGCGCGGTCTCTATCGACGTCACGAGTTCCGAAGCGTCGTGAATGACGATGGCGCTCATGACGCCCTCCGATAGCTACGCCAGCCATCGAGAATGCGGGAGACAGTTGCCTCCGAGACACCAAGCCCCTTGGAAATAGATGCGCTATCCCGTTCACCGCGCTCCCAGAGGAGCAGCGTGGCGCCGACGATCGCGTCAAGATCCGCGTCGGTGATCGGCATATCCTTTTCGCGCGCGCACACTGCCGCAAAGCCGAGGTCGAACACCTGACCAGCCCAGATCGACGAGCCAACGCCACGTTCCTTGGCCTGACGATCGAGCGTCACTTTCGCGCGCTCTGGAATAGAAAGCGTGATCCCGACCTGGCGTTGAGGAGCCCGCGCCATCAGTGGTGCTCCTCACCGACACCGCGTGCCCGGCACTCTTGCAACGCAGCCGCAAACCCGCGCATAGCTTGGTCGTCATCAAAACCGCAGGATGCGACGACGACAGCCGACGTCGTGAGCATCAAAGTCGTGACCTTCATGGGATCATCGAAAGGCAGACTTTCGATTGTCGCCTGCATAAAGGTTTTGCGCATTTCCTCTTCGCTTGGCATCAGCACCCTCCAACCATCATGGCATCGAGGCGCGCCAGGTACTGCTTCGCAGCAACGATCCGCTGGCGAATGGCCTGCCGCTCGGCGGCGTCGATGTGGTCGTCCTCGATCGCGAGAGCCACGGTGCGCACTACGTCGTCGAGCACGCCGTCGAGCCGAAGGATGGCAGCCGCTGTCACAGCCCCGAAACTGGTCGGTTGCTCCTGCGAGACGATCCGCGAAAGTGCCGAAAGCAGGAAGGGGTGGCCGGTGCGGCGATCCAGCTCGGCTGCGAGGTCAAAGCGAATGAAGTTCTGCCCCCACTCAGCGCCGGTCGACGCGTACTTGGTGAGCGTCGACGAGCCGACGCCAAGAGCCTCGGCAGCGCGACTGACACCGCCCATGGCCTCATAGGCTGCAGCCGTTGCGGCTTTGATGGTAGATGCATGAAGGTCGGAAATAGTGCGCACGAAAACAGCCCTGGGTGAGGTCAAGGAAAAACAGGATCGGAAAGGATTCCGTGAAACTGGCGAGGTCGCCCGCTACGGTCGCGACATCAGATCACGGGGGACCACATGCGCGAAGCTCAAGAAAAGAAATCGGCCGGAACGGTCCGCCAGACAGGGTCTGCTCCGGCCGAGTTGCCGCGCGGCGTGAACGCAATACCTGCGCCGAGCGGTGTTTGGTGGCGGGCGGGGAGGAACAGCCGCCACCAGGGGGAACATCGTAGAAGAGGCCCATCATTCAGCAGCCTCCCTGCAGATCGCAGCGGCGTTGGCCAAGCAATCATAAGTGACACCCTCAATCCGTCTCTCACGAGCAGCGTCGACCATATACTTCCAGTAACCAGAAGGGATCGAGTTACGGCGGCGCATAGCCTTCGCGCTCTCGTAAGCGGCTCCTATGTCCGCTGCGAAATCACTAAGCGTGGGCCAAAGGCTGATGAGGTCCGCGTGTGTCATGGCCGCAATAGGTGCAACATGCACCTAACTTTGTCAATGAGCAATGGATGTGATTTTCACCCCAGATTTTGGGTACATCTCGCACCATGAAGAATGCGAACGAACGACTTGAACGAGAGAACCGCGCCGCACGCCTTAAGGAGGCGCGCCTGTTATCCAAGCTGGGCGGCTATCGAAAACTGTCGAATTTGCTTGGCTGGAACGAAAACACATACAAAAGCCATGAGCAAGCCAAGAGCAGCTTCGGCCTAGTCGATGCACGCAAGTACGCGAAAGCATTCAAGGTCTCTGCTCAGTGGTTATTCATGGGCATTGGCGAGCCAGGTGATGTCGACCTCGAACCGGTCATCGCGACTGACGTTCCGCTAATCTCATGGGTGAGCGCAGGCGAACTTAGCGAGCAGCCCGGAATGATAACCTTTGGCGAGTCGCCAACCATATCAGCATTGGACTTGCCAGACGGCGATTGGATTGCATTGCGGGTCGAGGGCGATTCAATGAACAAAATATCGCCACCCAACTCAATCATTTTCGTCAACCGGAAGGATAGACGACTAGCTCCAAATGCCTGCTACGTTGTTTCCGATGAGACAGGCGCAGCTACTTACAAACGGTATCGCCCTGACGATGATCCGCCGTTCCAGCCGGCGTCCTATAAAGAAATTCCACCACCAAAGATGGAAGGTTCGGTCACCGTCATAGGCCGCGTTCGACGGTCGATAATTGAAATGTAAACGCTCGCCGGCACGAATCACACTTCGTAAAAGGTGAATTACGCACCTAGATTCAGAGCCTTAACCGCGTAGGTGCAAACGGCACCTATATTTCGCTTGATCCTATTAGGTGCATATTGTACCTACTCTCCATCCAAACGGCATGTGTTTGGATTGCCCTCCGGCAAGCTGATGCGCACTAGCCCATGCTGCGCATCAGCTATCCCGGTCTAACGGATGGAGATCTGCATGAAGCCCTACAACCCCGTCAAAGCCCGTAACATTCCGCTCGAACTGGCACAGATCCAGCGCGAACGCGGTTACGCGCTGACGCGTTCCGAGTTCAAGGCGCTCGGCTACACCGACGACCAGCTTTCCGAATCTAATATCCTCAAAGCTGCCGAGATCTACGCTCAGCTCTGCAACGAGCGCGTTGCCGCCTGATCCGCTTCGGTGCCCGTCTGCGTACCCCCGGCGTGAGCCGCGCAGACGGCATCCGAAACGGATCGGAGGCCACAATGTCAGCCGTCAAAAACCCTCAGCAAATGCCTACTACACTGCCATTGTCACAGATGACGATGCTGCAGCTGAACGAAGAACTCGCATTCTGGACAGCTGAAATCGCCAGCAATGAACGTTGGGGCATATCGGCTGAAATCGTGATAGAGATGCGGTTGGAAGTGGAAGCGGAAATCGTCCGCCGCCATGCAGCCGAACGGCGTAACGCACCTTTCATTGTCGATGATCCGGGTGTTCGTCCTTCGACGATCGCTATCACCGGATCGGGACGCGCCCGCCTCGAATACCTCCCATCGCGCTTCACCATCGCTTTCGCCGTCGTGATCTCGATCATCGGCATGTGCGCCGCTGCTGGACTAGCCGGCCAGCGCGTCGGGGAGTTTGAAACACGTTATGCGCGGGAGGCGGTATGAGCGCGACCATCCTACGCCTGCCAGTCCGCCCCGCCCCGCGCGCCGTCGAGACCCGTCCGGCCTCCTTCTTTCAGCGCGAGCTCGGCGCAGTCGCAGCCAATCTGAACGATGCCGCAGGCAGGTTCAGAATGCTGTCCGACCGCGCGAGCGACGAGGCATCCATCGTCGAAGGCACGCGTTCGCTTGAGGCCGCGCTCTTTCATGCGCTGACCCTTAGTGGATGCCTCCAGGCAGACCGCCCGCTGCGCGATCTTCTGCTTTCGCGCCTAGCGCAGCGGGAGGCCTGAACGTGGCAGATCTTCCAGCCGCCAATGCAGTTCGCGCCGCTTTTGCGGATCAGGGCGTCAAGCTTCCCTTGCGCCTCTCCGACGAGGACGTCGGCGTGATCCTCGACGATGAAGGCGCCGACGTGCTGACCGTCGACAGCAACGGCATGCGCGACGACCGGAAGGTGCAGATGATCGCTGCGCTGGTCGCGACGGCGGTCAACGATCTTGCAGGCTTCGATTTCGAACCGGCCGGCCGGAGTTTGACATGATGGGCAGCTCCCAGAACAAAGAACGGCTCGACACCATCCGCGCGCGCCACGGCGAGGCAAGCACCGACTGGAGAGCGATCGACAGCGCCGTTCATGGCGAGCAGCTGACAGCTCGCTTGCTACCAAGCCAGCCCGCGCTCGCCCTTGTGACGCTGACGGAAGAGTGCGGGTATCAGGACCGCAACTTTCTCCTGCACGCACACGGAGACATTCTGTTCCTGCTCCGCATGCTGGCAGACGCGTTCAGAAAGATCCGCGAGCTGCAGAAGCTTCAGGAGCAGCCGCGACCGGACTTGGCGAAGGAATGCGGCAGGATCTGCGAGGACACGCAGTTCAAGCAATTCATGCTGCAAAAGCACGGCATCCCGTCCGACGACCGCGAGCGCTTCGCTACCGGTGTCCGCAAGGTCTTGGCAATCGAGTCCCGATCTGAACTCAACACGCACCCTGCCGCCGCCAAGCGCTGGGACGTCCTACTCGGACGCTTCCGCGAATGGAAGGAATCAGCATGAGCCGAAGAGATCAGATCCGCGAGAAGGTCATGGCCCGTGTTCAGATCGACGATCGCACCGGCTGCTGGACTTGGACTGGCCCGACATCAGGCAAGGAAGGTCGAGGCGCCGGATATCCTCGCATGTCTTTAGGCGGGCAGACGGTCGCCGTGCACTTGGTCATGTGGACCAACGAGCACGGCTACATCCCTGGAAAGAAAGAGATCGACCACTACTGCCGAAACCGTCTCTGCGTGCGGCCCGAGCAGGATCACCTTCAACTCGTCACCCGCAAACGAAACATCCTGCGCCAATGGGAAGCGCGCAGGGCTGCTCTCGTCTGCCAAGAGGTTCAGAGCCATGACTGACGATATCCACCGCTGCCCGATTTGCGCCGTGCCCTTCAAAGCGGACGATGTTTGCGCCGACGACATCACCGAAGGCACCTGCCATGCGGAATGCCTGGAAGGTTCGCCGGTCGTCGATCTCGAAACAGGAGACGAGCTGCCGGACGGAAAGGTCGACACCTACCTCTACAGCGAGGTCATGGAGCAGCCTGCACCCGCACCGAAGCACTCGCTGCCTTCCGAAGCCGCTGCGCACGGCCAAGTATTCACGCCGTATGCGATCGACGAGAGCGGACAAGGTGCCGGCTTCGATACGGCTCCAGCCACGGAGACAGACCATGAAGAATAGGCTTATCGACCTCAATAATCACCTGTTCTCTCAGCTTGAGCGCTTGAGCGAAGAAAGCCTCACGACCGAGCAGATCGAGAACGAGGTGAAGCGCACGGACGCTATCGTCGCCGTTAGCGAGCAGCTGATCAGGAACTCGGAGCTTTCCCTCAAGGCCGCGACTCTGGTTGCCAACCACGGCGACAGGTTCAAGCCGATGTTGCCTACGATCTTCCGTCCGCCGGAAACCATCGAAGGCAAGGCGCTCACTGATGGGAGCGAAAAATGAAGGGCACGCGGATCCAGTATAGTGCCGCTGAGATGGGATGGCTTGAGGCCAACCGCCTCCTGCCGATCACCGAGTATCACGCGGCTTTCTGCCAGCAGTTCTCGCGCCACGACGTCTCAGCGGGAAACCTCCATGCGTTGCGCAAGAGGAAGGGCTGGAAAACAGGCCGCACAGGTCATTTCGCCAAAGGCGGCACCCCGTTCAATAAGGGCGTGCCGTGCGAACCCGGCAAGGGCGGTCGTCACCCGAACGCGCAGCGCACCCAGTTCCGACACGGACAGGTCCCGCATACCTTCAAGGGCGCCGGTCATGAGCGGGTCGACAGCAAGGACGGTTACGTCATCATTATCGTTGATGAGGTGAACCCGTGGACCGGCGCTGCGACCAGGCCTGTTCATAAGCACCGCTGGCTCTGGGAAAAAGCGCACGGCCCGATACCGGACGGCTTTGTGCTCAAGTGCACAGGCGAAGACAGGACGAACTGCGACCCTTCGAACTGGGAGTTGATCCCGCGTGAAGTCTTGCCACGGCTGACCGGCCGCTTTGGCATGAACTACGACCAGGCCTCGCCCGAAATCAAACCGACCATGATGGCCGTCGCCAAGCTGAAACATGCGGTGACGCAGGTGCGCAGGAGGAAATCAGCATGACCAACACCAAGACCCCAGCACCCGAGACGCATTTGGTGGGCAATGACTTCATTCACAAACTGATCGAGAACGCGTTCTCGTGGGCCATGGAAGGCTGCCACTACCTCGATCCGAAGAGCATGGATCGGCTGATTGAAGCGACCCAGCAGGGCATGAAACCCGAACAGGCTGCGACGTGGCGGTCTGACCTTCCGGAGATAATCGCGCGGCGCGCCGAGCTGTTGCGTCAGCACTGGTCAAGCTTCTGCGATGCAGATGCGTTCCCAGGCAGTGACATATTCGCCGACCGCATGGAGGCGGCAGGCTTCATCGAGCTTGTCCCGGTCACCAAGGAAGCGCTTGAAAACCACTTTGCGGCGGAACGCGGCATCGAGCTAGGAGGCATGATGTACAGCCTGACGGACGCCGGCCGTGCGGCCCTCGCCAACACGGAGGGCACGGCAGGATGAGCGGGATGTGTTTACTTGCCACGAAATTCGATGTCTTCTTCCATTATCAGCTCGGTACATCGGTCCCGTACTTGTTCGGCGAACTCACGGACACCAACAGGGGCGGAGCCTATCGCCGCACTATAGAGGGCCTTCCAACTTTCAGCGGGGTATCTATCGACAGGCTTCCCAGTCAAACTTTCCAGCCGAATGATTACGTCCTCAACACCTCTAAGCCGGAAATCTGCAGAAAATCTCGCAATCAAGCCGTAGTTGTTCTCAAGAGCTTGAAATGTCCCACGCTCAAGAAGCTGCTTGATTGTCCTAAAACTCATCACCGCACGCTGCAGAGCTTCATGCCGATCCTCCAGATCGGCAAGGTCCGAAACAGCTGCGCACTGTCCGGCGAGCTCTGCACTCAGGTCGAAGGCCCTCCGTATAAGCCCATGCAGTGGTTGCTTTGCCAGTCGGGCATTCTCGCGATGGTGCGCATCTGCCGACGCAATCTGTCGCGACAAGAAAATGACGGTTACGGCCGCGGCGGGAACAGCCGCCCACCCTCCCAATGCAGCCGTCCACTCCCGAACGCACTGTTCGTCTTCAGCGCCGGTACAGAATTCTTGCCTCAGGAACATAAAGACGCCCAAAGCTGCGATAGAGAAGACAGCGACGGCAACAGCTGTGATCCAGCCCATCCAGTAGCCCATATCATCGTCGATTTTCATGGTTTGCTTCTCCAGGCCGATCTCGTTGACACGCTAGATCAGTCCGCGCTGAGTTTGCAAGGCGGTGGAGCATGACCGACCGCAGCAATCGCCGCGAGGTTCGCAATCCCGTCCTGTCTCTGCCTGCCGTAAAGCGCCTAGACGAGCTTTCGCCTGAAACACGCGCCATTGTTGCCGATATTCTTGGCGACTTGGTCATTGATGCCAGGACGAGAGCACAACAGTCCTGGGTGAAGAATAAGGGGCCCATGGCAGCGTACTGGAAGGCTGTAGGCGCTTACGCTCACCACTTCCGCCGCGTCGTCCGCAACCCATCACCCGAAACGAAAGAGCCGGGAATGAGCGAACGCTTGGAAGCCGCCATAGGCAAAAGCATAAAACTCGATATCGAGATGATGTCGCGTGAAATGCGGGATCGGTATCGCGTTGCTCTTGGTCAAAGCCCATCACCCGAGAACCAGGAGGCAGGCTCGCTACTGTTGAAGGAAGCAAGCCTGCCGACCACTTCTCGTCTCTCACAACTTGAAGCACGTACCTCATGGACTGCTTCGGACGAGCCGTCAACGACGCTCGCCAGAGATGATGAAGGTGAGGAAAGATGAGAGCGCAGCGCGTAGAGGTTCTGCCAATCTCACTTCCTCCTCGCGGTTTGGCACGTGAGCAGGCAGCCGCTTACATTGGGGTTTCTTCCAGCCTATTTGATGAAATGGTTGGTGATGGCAGAATGCCTAAGCCAAAGAGAGCGAACGCCCGTACGATATGGGACCGCGTGGCGCTTGACCGGGCATTTACGCGTCTGCCCGGTGGCGATCCTGACGACGCAGACGACTGGTCAGTGGAAGTGTGATGCCGAAGAAGTTCGCAAAGAAGTATGTGATTGAGGATCGCACGGATGGCGTGCTGCGCTTCTATTTCCGAAAGCGCGGCCAGAAGAAGATCCGGCTACCAGGCGTACCGGGCAGCGACGAGTTCAACGAGGCTTACTATACCGCTATGAACGGCACTATCGCCGAAGAGGCGAGGGGGCCAAAACTATCCACGAAGAACTCTCTTCGTTGGCTCTGCGAGCAATACTTCCAGTCGGCCGAATACAGGCGCTTGGACCAGAGAACCCGCCACGTCCGCAAACTGATCATCGAGCACATGTGGGCCGAACCACTGAAGAAGGACAGCAGCCGGCTATTCGAAGACATGCCGATCGCTGCCATCACGGCGAAAGCTGTCCGCGTTCTAAGGGACCGCAAGGCGGAGAAACCTCAGGCGGCGAACAGTCGGATTAAGGCGCTGCGTGCGATATTCGCATGGGCGTGCAAAAGCGACGTCGAACTGATGCTGACGAACCCTGCCAGGGACGTGTCCTTCTTCGCTCAACAGGGCGACGGTTATCATTCCTGGACCGAAGACGAGATTGCGAAGTTTGAGGAGAAGCACAAGATCGGGACGAAGCCTCGGCTCGCATTGGCGCTGATGCTTTACACCGGCCAGCGCCGTAGCGACATCATCCTGTTTGGGCGACAGCATGTCAGCAGCGGCAGTCTCAAATTCACGCAGTTCAAAGGCCGGAACAAGAAGCCGATCACGTTGGAGATCCCGGTACATCCGAAGCTGCAGAAGATCATTGATGCATCGCCGGTCGGCGATCTCACGTTCCTCGTGACTGAATTCAACAAGGGCTTCACCGCCGCAGGGTTCGGCAATTGGTTTCGCAAGCAGTGCAATGATGCGGGCCTTCCACATTGCAGCGCGCACGGACTGAGAAAATCTGCATCGGCGAGGCTAGCTGAGAGAGGCGCCACCGAAAAACAGATCATGTCGGTGACCGGTCATACCACCTCGAAAGAGGTCTCTCGATACACGAAGGCGGCAAATCAGAAGCTACTGGCGGAGAGCGCGATCAGCCTGTTCGACGACATCGATGAAAGGAGCAAAGGGGGAAAATAA